GGCGGGACCGCAAATGAAACTCATTGACGCTGCAAAAGAAATCGTCCCGTTGCTGACCTTTCCAGACACAAAGTTTTGGATTGAGGACAGTCAAATAAGGCCAAGAGAAAATGAACCGGGTTACAGAATAACGATGCTTTGCGCGTGTCAGGATTTCCCGAAAAAGTTTCGGATTGATTCGCGCTATGAGTTTCCCGCTCATGTGAATTTGACCAAGAAAAAAGCCAAAGAGTATATGGACGCGGCAATCACCGAGTTGGTTCATTGTCTCTTGCGCGAGAAAATGAAAACCGATTTGAAGCTTGACGGCATACCTTTGGTTGACGTCATTAGATGAGCGCCGCCGAGAAATTGCCGCAAGCATGGGAACTTTCGCGGCAATACAACGGCGCGTTGCAGCATTTTTGCCCGGACGCCATACCTCAGCAACGCGCTTGCCTTCAACTCGTTCGCAAAGACTTCAACTATAAAACCGGAAACCTTGAAATTCTTTTGAGCGGCGCCGTAGGTTCCGCCAAGTCAAAGTTGCTCGCTCACCTTGCCGTCACTCATTGCCTAGAAAATCCTAAAGCGCGTTGCGGCATCGGTCGGCGTTCCATGCCTGACCTTCGGGACACGCTATGGCAAGAGGTTTTAGAGCATATAGAGGAATACTTTGACGAGGACGGCAACCGCTTTGGGTTGCGGCGCGGCGTTGACTATTGGGTCAATGAAACGCGCGGAACGATCCGGTTTGCCAACAAGAGCATGATTCGTTGCCTGAGTTGGGCGGACCGCAAATATAAAAAGTTCCGGTCCAAACCATACAGCATGGTCATAATTGATGAGGGAACGGAAAACGACGAACAAGACAAGGAAGCATTCATTGAGCTAGGGAAACGCTTGCGCCGCGTTCCTGGCATCCAAGAAAACGTCATGATTGTGGCGACCAACCCCGATTCGCCAAAGCACTGGCTATATCAGTATTTCATTGAACCAAATTCGGGCGGCAAGGTTCACGAAACGCGGCGCGTGTTCTACTCGCGGACCGAGGACAACATATTTCTTGACCCGATTTATATTCGGGGCCTTTACAAGAGCATGGACGCCAGGCGCGCGCGGCGTGACTTGGGCGGTGAATGGTTGGATATCAGCGCGGACGGCGTGTATTACGCTTATGCCAGCGCGTTCAACTTCCGCAATCGTCCCTATGAGGTTGACAAGCGTCATCCTGTCTATATTTCTTGGGACTTCAACATAGGCAAAGGCAAGCCGCTTAGCGTGGTCATCGGCCAATATATTGATGACCAATATCATTGGTTCAGCCAAGTCATCGTTGAAGGCATGAGGACCGGCCAGAGTTGCGACGAACTGGCCGAACGCGGAATTCTTGACCTTGACGTTCCCTATTTCGTCATTTGCGGTGACGCGTCCGGTATGCACAAGGACACGCGAAACAACCAAAGTGATTGGGACATAGTCAAAAAGTTCTTTGCCAACTTCAAAGCCAAGGGCGGCAAAGCCATTGCGCACAAGTTTTGGGTTCCCGTCAGCAACCCGCCTATTCGGACGCGTCATAACTTGGTCAACGCCTACTGTTGCAACGCTCTTGGCGAACGGCGGTTGTATGTTTATCAGGACGCCTTTACAATTGACCAAGGCTTGCGATTGACAGAATTGAAAAAAGGCGCGGTGCTAAGCGAAAACGATAGTTTCGCCTATCAACATTGCACAACCGCCTTGGGTTACGCGCTTCACGCAAATACGATTTGGTTCAACCGGAAAGCTGGCGGCACCGAGGAAATGTAATTTACAAAAGGGGCAACCATGGCATTGTCGGCGGCAAAAATTAAATTCCTTCAAGGCCAAGTTGCGGCATACCGCGAACACCTTGAGTATGACCACAAACTATATTTGATTTACAAAGGCGCGTTGCTTCAATTCGTCATCAAAGCGCTTTACGCTCAAATGAGCGGACAAAGCGCCAAGATTGCCGAAGCCAGAATTCCACCAATCAACGTGCTGCAAAAGATTATCAACAAGCTTTCCCGCCTTTACGCTGGCGGCGTTGCGCGCAATGTTGAAAACACAACGAAAGAGGGAGCGGACGAAACGGCGCTGAAATTTTATTCGGACCAAATGAAGCCTGACCAAGTCATGACCATTGCTTGCCAGTTCGTCAACCTCACCAAGCGCGCGCTGATTCAACCATACCTATCGACGGTGACCGGCAAACCGATTCCGTCATTGCGCGTCATTCCCTCGCATTCGTTCATTGCCTATTCTGAAAGCAAAAACGAACCGGAAAAGGCGACCGGGTTTATCATTTGCAAAGGGACCGTTGACGTCCAAGGCAAGAAAACAAAACTGTATTACGTCATTGAGAAAGATCAATTTGGTTACTTCACTTCGGACGGTGATGACGTAACCAGCGCGTTTGCCCCGGCTGACAACCCTGACGGCAAGAATGAACTAGGCGTCATTCCGTTGGTCTATATCAATCAGGACCCGCAACACGTCATGCCGATTCAGGATAGTGACACCGCTCAAATGGCGACACTTGTCCCGCTGATTCTGACCGATGCCAACTTTGCAAATATGTTTCAATCGTTCAGCATTATTTACACCGTTGACGTTGATGACGGTTCTTTCCGTTACGCGCCAAACGCCCGTTGGTCATTCAAGTCTGACCCGGCGCAACAAAAGACACCGCAAGTTGGAACGCTCACGCCGACCGCTGACACCAACAACACGCTCAACCTTGTCGCTAACCAATTGGCTTTCTGGCTTCAAACCAAAGACGTCAAGCCTGGCGCCATTGGCGAAATCAGCGCCACAAACTTTAGTTCAGGTATTTCAAAAATCGTTGACGAAATGGACACGTCAGAGAATCGCAAGGACCAAATTCCTGTTATGCAGGACGCCGAGCGTCAACTATGGGACTTGGTGTTGCACCAACTGAATCCTCAGTGGATAAAAAACGCTGACTTTGAATTCAAAGCGCAAGTGTCACCAACGGCAACCGTGGTCACGCGATTCGTTGACCAAATTCCTTTGATGCGGCGCGGCGCGTTGCTCAAGGACTTGGCGCTTGAGGTCACCGAAGGGTTCAACACCAAGAAACGCGCAATGGCGCAATATCACGTTGAGCTATCTAGCGATGAGTTGGACACGCTCATTGCTGAAATTGAAGCTGAGAAAGCCGCAAAGGCACCGCCAGCCGCGCCAACCACAACCCCTAATCCGGAACCAGCCGCATGAATGAAACGCCACAAATCAAAGATAACACGCTGACCCTGGACGAATTGCGCCGTGGCTTGGCCAACGGAATGAAAATGGACCAAATGCCGAGGTTCGTCACCTTGCCTGACGGGCGCAAGCTGGACGTTGCCAAGCGGGTTGACGCCGATTTGCTCAAGGCATTGATTCGCGGCAACCGCCGTCAGCGCCGCGCCGCGCCGAAGGTCAAAAAGAAAAATGGCTAAGCAACAAAAATTCGTTTGGGAATTGCCCGAAGGCTACAAGGCTGAGGACCTTGAGGCTATTGCCAATGATATTCGAGTTTTTATCAAGGACCGAAGCCAAGCCGGGTTTGGCGTCAAGAACGGCAAGGTGTTTGGATTCCCTGAATACAATGACGATTATCGCAAGAACGTCAAAGGCGGTCAGCGCCGCGTTGACTTGACGTTGTCAGACGAAATGCTCAACTCAATAGAGATTCTGAAAATAAGCGGTCGCAAGGTGACGATTGGTTTTGAAGCCGGTAGCGAAGTGAACGCCAAAGCCGAAGGCAATCAGATTGGAAGTTATGGACGCGCACCAAATCCAAAAAAGGCGCGTCCATTTTTAGGTTTGACCGATGAGGAAGCTGACGCAATACTAGCGGCATACGACCAAGAATAAAAAACCAACGGGGGGCCAAGGATGGCTGACCGCTCAATCGGTGACCAAATTGAAACGTGGATGGAAAACGTTACGCGTTTCGTTGAAGGTTCCGTTGACGTCATAGCGCGGGACTTCGCGGCGGAAGCGGTTGACGCAATCCGTGAACGAACGCGCGCGGGGTTTGGTGTTGCCAAGGACGGTGACGCCAGCCGACCGCTTGCCGCTCTGTCAAAAAAATATATCCGTTATCGCCAACTCAACTCTCGCTTGTTGTCAAACCAAACCAGCGCCGGGACTTCAAACCTCACGTTCACAGGCAAATTGCTGGACAAACTGAACTACAAGCGCCAGTCAAAAGGCGTTTGGACAATCCAACCTAGCGGTGACCGCACAAAGATTGCGGAATACGTTTCCAGAAAACGCCCGTTCCTATTCCTTAGTAGGGCGGAATTAGAGCGATTGGAACGCCGCGCGCAACAAAGATTTGATGCCCTTGCAAAACGCAAAGGCTTTAGTTAACCTAATTGGAGTTAGCCACAATGATTATCAAGTCAGGTTATTTCTTTCGTTCACTCGGTCGGCGACTAAGTGACGAAAACGGTGAGCCCAAGCCTGTAGGCGGCGGCACCGGTCCCGGCGGGACCGAGACACCAAAACCCGAAACAGTGTCCAGAGAGTTTGCTGAACGCGTCATTTCTGAAAAGAAAGCGCTTCAAGAGAAATTCGCTGCGCAAGAAGCGGAACTGAAAGCGTTCCGTGACAAGCAAGCGGAAGCTGAATTGTTGAAGGCCAAAGCGGCTGGCGATTATGAAACCCTTGAGAAAACACTCAAGGAACAACTCGCCGAAAAGGACCGCAAGCTTGCCGAACACTCAGCGCTCTTGCAAAACGTTCGCAAAATGCAGGCTTTCAGGCGTGTTCTTGGTGCTGAGGTTCCAGAGAAATTCCGTTCACTCGTTGAGTTGGACGAAATTGACGTGGACGCCGAAGGCAATCCGACAGAGGCAAGCGTAACCAAATACGCTTCCAACTTTCGGAAACAGTACGGTGAAATTATCGGGACGCCAAAGAAATTGCCGCCAGATGACGGCGTTCATGGCACCGAAAAAACTCTCACCGTTGAGGAATGGAAAAAGCTTCCTTATGCGGAACAGAAAAAACGCATGACGGAAGTGAAATGGGAAAATAAATAACGGGAACCGAATAGGTCGGTTCCCAACTTTGAAAGGGGACCGACCTTGATTACTCAATTGGAAGATGTCCGCGCGCAAGTGAAGGCTTTTTGGTCTTCTGTTTTCGTTCCACAACTTTTGGAAAATGCCCGTTTGGCCGCGTTGGTCAACCGAGCATATCAAGGCCAAATTCTGGCCGAAGGTGACCGCGTCAAGGTCAGTCAGATTATCCGTCCAACGGCGCAACGCCGTCAGGTTGGTGTTGATGACACCAGCGTTTTCACCACGCAAAAGCTTCAAACACAGCAAGTTGAAGTTGTCGCCGACCAAGTTATCAGCGCCGGTTACGAAATTGAAAACCTCGTGACGCTGCAAAGCCAAATCCAAAGCCAAGATTCAACGATTCGCCAGGGACTTGTTGAGGCAATGATTATCAGCCTCAACGAATATCTGTATGGCCTTGCAGCCGCGCCGACCACGTCGAACACTGGCGTGACGGACTTCAACGCAAGCCAACTGATTGCGCTGAACGTTCAAGCCGGTCAGAAAAAGTGGCCAGAAATGGACCCTTGGTATCTCTTGGCTGACCCGGTTTATCACGGCAACCTGTTGTCCAGCCAAACGCTGACCGACAGTGACTTCGTTGATGACCGTCCGGTTGTCGCTGGCAAAATGTTGCAGAAAAAATTCAACTTCAACATTCTGCAAGATAACTCAGCGGCAATGTCGCAACTGTCTCCAACCGGCCAAACCTCGCAACTGGCTTTGGCTTTCCACCCTGATTTCCTCTATCTGGTTCTGCAACAAGAACCGGAATTTGAAATCAGTTCGCTCCACGCCAACAAACAATTCGGCTATGTCCTGTCGGCAAAAATGATTGCTGGCGCGAAGGTCGGACTTGAAGGCGCCGCGAAACATATTCGGATTTACAACACCTAACGCAATTGCGCGTTTGGTTGCATGAAAGGCCACATATCATGTTCATTTCAATTTCCGTTATGGACGCTGGCGAGTTGGTGAAAAGAATCAATGCCGTCGAAAACGTCAAGAGCGTGACGGCATATGCTCAAGGCTATCACCACTACGCGATTGTTGAGGTTGAAGAACCGAAGGCAAAGCGTGGACCAAAGCCAAAAGAAACCGAAAACACGAATGCGCCTGAAAGCGCGGAAGGGAACGACTAACCATGACTGCACTGAAAAAACATGAGGCGATTGGCAACACGTTTGGCAACCACGTTGAATACAAACGTGTTCGCTACGATTTCACCAAGGACGCTGGCGCCGTTGGCGCGCTGGACATTTTCACCGCGTCCGACAAAGTGAAGGTTGTGGACTTTCACTCCACGGTCAAGACGGCTTGCACCTCTGGCGGTTCCGCCACGGTTGCAGTTGGCCCAACGGGCGCGCTGACCAAGTTTCTCACCGCAACGCAAGGCGCGGTTGCCAACTTGGTTGCCAATGCTTGCCTGACGCCGCTGCCAGTTGAAGGAACGCCAAACGTGCTGGCTTTCCCGCATATCATGGCGGCTGGCGACAAGATTATCCAAACCATTGGCACCGCCGCGCTGACCGCCGGTTCCATTGAATACACCGTTGGTTTCATTCGCTGTTAAAACCAGCGGGTCAAACGTGATTCCCGGTCACTAGTTGTTGTGGCCAATTAGCTGACCGGGACACGCCACAATCACCGAAAGGAAACGCCAAAGTGTTGGACCGCAAACAAAGAGTAATCTTGAGCAAGTCAGGCGCGCTGACGGATATCAGCACGTTAGTCAACGATTACAAAGAAGGCGTTGCGGTCATTGATTTGGCGGCTGACGATTACATTTATATTGGCAGTGAATTTCCGTTCAATCACAAGCATTTTGAAATCAGCGTTGCAAACGCGCTGGCTTCGGTGTTCGCCGTTCAGTATTGGGACGGCGCGGCGTGGCAAACGGTTGTTGACCTTGTGGACGAAACGGCAACCGCTGGCGCCTTGCTCGCCAAGAGCGGCAAAGTCTCGTTTGTCCCTGACAACGACAAGCCGGGTTGGTCATGCCAGGATGACACCAAGCGAATTCCAGCGCTCGCCACGCTGAGAATTTATGACCTCTATTGGTCACGCTTCAAAGTTTCGGCGTCACTGACTGGCACCGCCGCAATCAAATATGTTGGCCAGTTGTTCAGTTCTGACCCTGGCCTTTATGGCTTTTATCCTGACTTGAACAACGCAACATTGCGCCTGGCTTTCAATGCTGGCGTGGTCAAAACAGATTGGCGTGAGCAACACCTGAACGCCGCTGAGGTCATCGTTGCTGACTTGCGCGCGCGTGGCGTGTTGGTTCGTCGGGACCAAATCATGGACGAAACGATTTACACTCAAGCCGCGATTCACCAAACGGCGGCAATCATTTATGGCGGCTTGAACGGTCACGCCGACCAACTGAAAGCGGCTTTGGCGTCATACTCCAAGGCAATCAACATGCGTTATCACGAAATTGACAAGGCGGGACGCGGACGCGCTGACCCTTGCGCGCGAAACTTTGAGCAAAGCGAAATTTATAGATGAGCAAGATTTCTGAAATCTTTGATGACGTCAACGCTGAGATTCAAGCGTTGCTTGGCGCAACTCAATTTCAGATTCCTGACGTGCTGGCGCTTGACGTTCAAAGCCCAATGCTATTGGCGTCAGGATTCGGCGTGGTCATCGGTCCAGCGGTCAACACCAACCGCCAGCTTGATTGCCAACTGTCGATTGAGCGTAATTTCGGCGTCATCCTGACTGAACGGGTTGCCGCTCACAACACTGACACAACTGGTTTCAGCAACGCTCAAAAGGCGATTTTAGAAAAACAGTTCATACTGATTAAAAATTGGGAACGTGAAGTTTCGTTGGCCAATCGCAAGGCAAAGATTCTTTTCGTTGCTGACGGCGGCATTGAGGTTTTGACAACTGAAACGCAAGCCGGTCGCTTTTTGGTTCTGACGTCAGAATTCAGCGTTGAATATTTCGAGGACATAACAACTTAAGGAGTGTCAAACGATGACCGCAATTCCATATCGCAATACAGTTGTGGCGTTCAAACCGGAAGTGACCGAAGGCGTTCCAGTTGCGCCAGCGTCCGGCGCCGATTTCATCGCCATTCAAGATGACTTCGATATGACGCCACAACGTGACTCGCTTGAGAATGCTGAAATAAAAGCTTCCATTGGCAAGGCGCCTAGTATTCCTGGCGCTGAAAACCCGCCGGTCACTCTGTCGCATTACCTACGCGCCAGCGGCGTTGAAGGTCAGGCGCCGAACTATCACCACATTCCAAAGGGTTTCTTTGGAAACGAAACGGTCAACTCAACTCAGCGGACCACAACGGTTGGTTCCACAACCTCGCAATTGGTTCTTGGCGCTGGCGGTTCTGATTTCCCTCTCGGCGCTGGCTTGCTCATCAAAGACCCTGTCAACGGTTCGCGTATTCGCGTGAGCATGGGTAACAGTTCAAACAACGTCCCGCTTTCGTTCGCGGTGCCAGTTGCGCCAGCAACGGGCGTCAATACCGGCAAATGCGTCTATTGGTCACCGGCTAACGTTGGTCACCAATCGCTGACCGTATGGCGTTACATTGGCAACGCTGGCGCAACCGATATGGTCGCAGGCGCCAAGGTGACCGAATTCGGTTACTCGGCAAACGCTGGCGAGTTGGTCAACGCAAACTTTTCCCTTGAAGGTTTGGCGTACTACTTTGACCCAATCACAATTCTTTCAACCGATATCTATTTGGACTTTGAGGACGATGACGGGACTTGGGCCGCTCAAATTCCTGTCCGAATCTACAAAGACCCGCATGAGGTTGCTGAAACGCTGCAAGCCGCCATGCTTGCCGCTAACCCACTGCAAACGCCAACCGTGACCTATTCGGACACGACCGGCAAATACACAATCAAGACAACCGGCACGTTGCTTGAATTGCTTTGGAACACTGGCACCAACGCCGCCAACACAATTGGTGACAAGCTTGGTTTCTCAACCGCCGCCGATGACACTGGAACGGTTGCGACAACGGGTTACACCGCCGACAACGCGCAAAGTTACGCCGCGCCATACACGCCAACGTATGACGCAAGCGACCCGCTCGCGGCAAAGTTTCATGAAGTCATGATTGGCACCGTGGACGATTACATTTGCTTTGACGCGTCAGCCATTGACTGGACGTCAAGCAACGGTCGCCGTCCAATCGGTTCCTTGTGCGCTGAATCTGGCCGGTCAGGATCGGTCATCACTTCGCGTGAAGGCCAAATTCAAGTTGTGTCCCTCTTGAATCAGTACGATGCAAAACAGTTTGCACGTTACCGCAAGAATGACACCGTTCGGTTTCAATACAGCTTCGGCACGAAAACCGGCGGCAACTGGAACCCTGGCTTTTGCGGTTACTCGTTTGCACCAACGTGCAAAATCATTGAACTGACGATTACGAATGACGATGGTTTGGCAACGCTGAACATGACGCTTGAGCCTTCCGTTGGTGACGGCGGCGCTGGCGAAATGTTCCTCGGTATGCTGTAAAGAAAACTTTTTTGAAAGGGGCCACAACCCAATGTTCACAGTCAAATACACGCCACAACTTTGCAAGCCGGTGACCATTCCCGCGAAGGACGAAACTCCAGAGCGGGTCATTGAACCAAAGTTTTCCGGTCATGTTGTCATGAGGGTTCCGACCTATGACGAGCGTTGCGAAATGCGGGACCGGGTTGCTTCCGCTGATAAAGCAATGCTTAGGATTTCCATGCGAATTGCGTCCGGTGAAATCACCAAAGAGCAAGCCGCTGACGAAATCTTGGCCAGTGGTTCCAGCGCTGGCGTCAGCGTCACGCGCGCGGCGGTCAAAATGTTGCCTGAATACGTCAAAGAAATTCATATTTCGCGTGTCCGCGACAGTTACAAATACAAATCGTTTGACGAATTGCTTTGTGATGAGGGTTGCAACGCGCTGATTGAGGAATTGGCAGGGGCAATTTTTGCCAAGGTTGAGATTGGTCCTGACGGCCCGGAATTGAAGCAGAACTAAGGCGCGCAACGGCGGCAATCTTTCACGGTCACCGCCAATACCTTAGCCCTCTGCAAAGTTACGTTGTGGATTATTTGGAACGGCGGAAGTTAGCGCGGCTTGGTTTCACAACGGCAGTTGATTCGTTACCGGGTTACTACGTTGACCGCATGATTGTTATCGACGGCAAATGGAATGAGTTGACGGCGAAAGAACAAGAGCGCCGCGCCAAAATGAGGACCAAAAAATGACAACGGAAATCAAGGGCAAGGTTGTATTAGAGACTGACGATGCAACAAAGTCCCTTGATAAATTCGCCGACAAAGCCAAGAAATCCAGTGACGGAATCGGCGCGTCATTTGGCGCTTTAAAAGGCGTCATTGGCGCGGCGGTTGCGTTCCTTGCCGCTGGCGAAATTGTTGACTTCCTTCAAGCTGGCGTTGATTCCGCGATTGCTCAACAAGATGCCTTGCGAGGACTTGAGCAACAACTAGCGCTGACAGGTGAGGCAAGCCAAGCGGCGCTTGACGGCTTCGCTGAATTCGCCAACGTCATGGAAGCGACAACCGGAATCGGTGATGACGTAATCTT